ATCGCTTGATCTCTTACCTTCATCGTAGAATTTATGTCCAAACATAAAACCATCACTACTTTCAAGTGATGCAACACTACGACCAAAGTACCAAGGGAATCTATAACAAGTTAATTCAGATAAAATATAATTACATGTTTCTTCATCTAGAAAATTAGGGGTGGTGTGCAAATTCCCTCCATTCTTTTTGTATATATGTATAGAAGATAGCACCTAATACAATTAGGATTGTAACAATGTCTTCTTTCCAGAGATCTGCTTTAGTCATCAGTGATAGACCTGCTCATGCTTTTTTTGTAACTTAGGTAGATTTTGTTGATACTCCTCTTGTTGCCATGGTACTGTTATACTTTCACCATGACCAATAGGATATACTCCGGGTTGTCCTTTTGTTACTGTTCCTTCTGCATCATAGTATTCTGTTGCAGGATTTTTCACATGGGCTATCAGTAGTTCTTTTATAAGATCTCCATAGGCAGCATCATTCCATGCTCTAATTTTTAGTGATTCTTTAAGTCTGCTTTGGTTAGCCATGTTAGAAATTTACATTGGATCGTTCAAGTTTTTGCATAACATCCATGCGATAAGCAGGATCATTATCATATCTTTTATCACCCATTGCAGCTACTAGTTCTGCTTGACTACGGAATTGATCCCCGCTTGTTTTGGGTGCGGTTCCTGTTACTAAGGTTCCATCTACCCCTCTAGCATCTTCATATCTATAAGCTAGAGATCTTACTGCAAAGAAAGCAGCTAATGGATTACCTTGACTCATAACAGTATCAAACATATCTATTTCTTTTTCATTTAAATTTGATTGAGCCCATTTTAACATAGAATTATATTCTTGTTCTCCACCAGCTACATTTTTTATTTCTGCTACATCTTGTGCAGACATTTCTTGAGTAGGTATTGGGTTATTCTTACGATATGTTAAATACTCATTAGCTATATCAGTAGAAGTAAGGTTTTGTAATTTCTCTAAAGTTTCTTTAGTATACTCACCATTAGATGCTTCATCCCATATAGTTTCTAGGATACCATCTGTTTTAGAATCTTCTGTAGTTTCTTTCTTTTCTTCTGATACTTCTTCGGTTTGTTGAACCTTAGATTCGTCAACTGTTTCGATATCTTCACTGCCTTTCTCTCCAAGTTTCTTTTGAAGTTCAACATAGGCACTTTCTAATTCTTGTGCGTTTTTATATTTCCCTGCAAGGAGGCCATCTTGAGCCTCCTGCATTGCCTCACCGACCTGTAGAGAATCCTGTTCTTCTTCTGATAAATTATCTACTGAGGTTACTTCGGGTGTACTTTCGAGTGTTAAAATTTCTGCCATTATACTTGAGGTGGTAATTGTTCAGGAGGTGGTTGTTGTTCTTGTGCCAACTGTTCTGCTAATTGTGGATTTTTAGATGGATCATTCACAGGAGCATTAGCTAATTGACCTGCTTGTTTAGCTCCTTCCATCATCATTGCCTGCTCTTGTTGTTGCTGTTGTTCTTGTTGTAGTTGATCTACACTCTTAACAAGATTCAATACATCTATACCTTGAGCAGCTGCAAGACGTTTGATGACTTCATCAGGATTAATGTATTGCTGTATAGCTTCTGGTCCCATTGTCTGTGCAATAGTCTGTAGAAAACTACCTAATGCTTGTACATCATATCCTCTACCAAGTGCATTTATACCTGCTACGATAATAGGTTTGACCATTCCCTTAGGAATTTTTGGTATCTCTCCAGTTTTCTGGAAAACATTTAGCTTTCTATTTAAATATGGTACTAGAAACTCAACTGTAAGTAAACCGAATAGGCCACCTAACTGTTGTTCTAATTCCATCTGAGTCATCTGTACTTCTTGTGCAGTAGTACGTTCTGAATCTCTTACATTTAATATAAGGAAAGCTTCATTTAATCTGCCTTCTAATGTTGCCATTAATTGATAAGCAGTTTGGAAGTCCGCTGTCTTGCCTACTTGGATAACCCCAATATCATCTGGTCGTCCTTGAACGATAGCTCCGTTACCTGCCTTAGCTAGTGTCTGTGGTTTAGTAGTGCTTGAAGGTGATACAGTAAAAACAACTTTAGCAGCTGCTGCAGACCCTTCTACGAGTGCCTGAGAGAGTGCTTCAAGTGATTTTAAATCTCCTATAAACTGACCTACTCTACCACGACCATAAGCTTCACCATCTACTGTGTTAAAACGTAGAGGTAGCCATGGAGTAGAATCTACTGGTGCTTTACTTTCTGACCCAGAAATTACATTGCCGTATACTTCCTGATGCCATAGCATTCTGTTGTTATCCCTTTTAACGTGCGTATAAACATCACATTCTTTTTCGTCTGTTCTGTTGTCATCATTTACAGAATCATATTCATATTGTTTGCTTTCTTCAGGTAGATGTTTCTCGATTAGTTTTTTACTAATACGTTCTCTTGTGACTATTTCAATGACTTGACCGTTTCCATCACGTTCTATAACGTAGCGATTAAGAGGAAATAATTTCAGACCAGTCTTACCCATAAAGATAAGAGCATTACCACCTACAACTAGATGTTGTAATGCTTGGTGTATTACTACACGATCATCTGATGCTGCGATTGCGTCAAGGATGGTACGCTCAATCTTTGCAAAGGATAAATCTAATTCTGATTTTACTTCTGGAGGAAATTCTTCACCTAATTGTGACTCATCTAATTGTAGTTTAAAGAAACTAGTTTGTGGTGGAACGAGTGATAGAGAAAGTTTTGATGCTAAGGCTACAACTCCTTTGGCTCCAACGGATTGCCAAGGAGTTTGTAACTGCTTCATTCCTTTTGAATGATCTTCGTGACCACGGATGAGGTATGGTAAGGTAAGTTTCGTTGCTTCTTCTGCTTCGGTTAGAAATTGTGAACGGTCACTACATAAATAGTCGTACCTTTCTTTAGCTTTCATTGTTATATGTTGAGTTGGTTATTACGTATACGTAGAGTACCTTTTCTATTAAATGTTTGTCTTGCACTCTGATTTCGAGTTAACCTATTAGCTCCAACGGTTTTAACTCCTTTAACTGTACTGTTATTTGTTGAAGCTGATGGTAAATTCCACTGAACATTACTTGCTGTAACTGCATGTTTAGAAGGATCTCCTACATCGACATAAGTTATACCTTGGTCGTCTCTTTTAAATTGAGCATCCCATAAAGCTCTTTCCTCTCCAAATCTTTTCTGATCTTTAGCAAATTGACCTTGACTTTCGGCAAGTGCTTGTTGATCTGCTTTCAATTTATCTTGAGCTGCTTGTAGATCAGCTAATTCTTTCTGATTACCACCAACATTTGGAAATAAGTAAGGCTGAAAATGTTCATAAACCATTTGCTCCTGCATCTTTGTACCATGACCTTTCAGTAATGTCTCCAAGTGTCTACCTTTGGAGTCAGGTTTATGCCAAGCATGATGGGTTCTTAATGGTGTTGTTCTAGGATTATAGTAACTTGAATTCCAGAACTCACCAGATAATGTGAAGGATGGTGATGATCCACCACTTGAAGATCTTGCTCTAGCAGCACCAATACCTAGGGTTCCGGGCGAACCACCGGGAAAATAATGTTGTAAGGGGGACCATGGTTCTGCCATTAGTCTTCTCCTATTCTATTTTTATACCACTCTATTACAGAGCGTTGTCCAGCTTTATACATAATACTTTGTATCTCCTCTTTAGGATGTGGGTTTACTGGTGGAAATTTTTCCTCCATCTCTAAGAGGAGGGACTCGATGTTAGGACCGAGTAAAGGTTCAAGCGTATTGGGGTAGATTGACATTGCTATGCTCAAAGAAAGCTGGCATTCTAGCTGCTTTGGTGTCAGAAAACTCTGGGGCTTTCCCTTCATACATTAAGCGATCACTAGCATCCAGCCAGAATTTTTTGTCCAAATATTTATCGTAGGTATTTGTACCTAGTGGTTCCATAACCCAGTTAATGGTGGCCTTCCTAAGTTTATCCAAAGAAGGGCTAGGAGATAAACCCAACTCAGTACATACAAGAGAATTCGTTCCGACATGGATCTGCTCGTCTCTGGAGATA